CAAAATTGGATGGCATACGCCATTAGATACTGTCAAGGTTATCAATTCACCGCAGGAAACCGTAAAATATGGAATGTAACCGGAGCGTCTAATTTGGAAGAGTTAAGAGACCGAACATCAAGACAAGTATTAAGAAGACTTAAAACTGATGTGTTAGATTTACCTGAAAAAATAATTACTCCAATATATTTGAGATTAAAATCTAAAATGTACGAAGGATTGATGGGTGAATACTACGATTGGTATGATAAGAATCCGGATGAAAGTACATCATTAACCGTACAATTCAGTAAACTAATGAAAGTTCGTCAAGTAATTGCCGAAGAAAAAATAAAAGATACAATTGAACTTGCGGAAAACATTATTGAACAAGGTAAGAAAGTTATTATATTCACTAATTTCACCGATAGTTTAAATAAAATAACCGAACACTTTGGTAAGATTGCCGTTAAATTAGATGGTTCAACGTCAAAACCTCAACGACAATACTCTGTTGACCAATTTCAAGAAAATGAAAAAATCAAAGTATTTGTTGGTAATGTTAAAGCTGCCGGGGTAGGTATTACATTAACCGCCGCTGAAGCCGTAATAATAAATGACCTATCATTTGTTCCGGGTGATTTAGCTCAAGCTGAAGACCGAGCATACAGATATGGTCAAAAAAATTCAGTATCGGTTTACTATCCAATATTTGATAATTCAATAGAAGGAATCATTTATGACATGGTTAATATGAAAAAACAAAACATTGGAACCGTAATGGGAGACAACATTGGTGAGAGTGGTGACTTCATCGAAGAACTTATGAATAAAATCAACACCCGAAGATAATTGGTTTGTTGAGATATTTATAGAAATAAATAACAAGCCTAATGAAACATATTGAAAATAAAATCAAACTCATTACGGAAGAGATAAAAGAGGTCGAAAAATTAGACAATCAAAAACTCTTTCTTAATGAGATGAAAAAAATAGGAATAGAAAAACTACCTTATTCCTACTCATCTTTAAAACAATTTATAGATGCGGAAACAATGAACTACCATTATAATAAACATTATAAGGGGTATGTAGATAAACTAAATTCCGCACTTAAAAATAAAGATTACGGAGATTTAGAACTTGAGGAAATCATTAAATCTATTAGTAGATTTGATAAAACAATCCGAAACAATGCCGGTGGAGCTTTTAACCACGCACTTTTTTGGAAAATGTTATCACCTAAAACTCAAACTCCAAATGGTGAAATAATAAAACAAATCAAAAAAGATTTTAATACTTTTGCAAACTTTAAAAAAGAATTTGAAACCGTCGCCAAAGAAAGATTTGGTTCCGGGTGGGTTTGGTTGGTCTTAACTAAAAGAAATACTTTAAAAATTGTGTCCACACAAAATCAAGATAACCCTCTTATGAACTCAATTGAAGATGGTGGATATCCTGTTTTAGGTTTAGATTTATGGGAACACGCATATTACTTAAAATACAGAAATAAAAAAGACGATTATATTAAAAACTTTTGGAAATGTGTTAATTGGGAATTTGTTAATAAATTATATACTATGAGAGTTGATAACAAATTAAATGAAAGTATATCACTTAAATCTGTAATATCTGAAGGTAAATCAGAAAGATGTGGTCGAGAAATGAATGAAGCAATCAGAATGGTGTTTAATATTAACCCTAAAGTTAAAACAATTTTTAAAGATAGTATTAATCAAATAATGAAAGAAGTTTTCCCCGATAACTATTATGGAAATAATGAATACTCCGAAGGTGAAGTCTCAGGTGTCTACGATTTAGAAAAAGATGGTCGTTCAGTTTTAAACAAATTGAATACAAACTATAGTTGTTTTTGTATTTTATTGAATGACATTAATCAAGTATTAATCTCAAAAAATGAACCTGAAATAAAAATAGTCGGACTAAAACCTTTTGAGCAAATTAGTGAAGTTAAAAAATTAGTTAACGTATTAAACGAATATAAATTTAGAATTTTTTCACAAAAATCATCAACATTTCAAAATCTTATGAAAGTCTTAACTCAAACAGATAGTTGGGGACAATCTCGAGAAGATAAAACCGTTGAAATTTTAAAAAAACAATTTGGTAAAGATAATGTTAATGCCGTTGGTAAACTTGGTAGTAAAGAAGATATGATTGGTGGTATTGATTGTGAAGTTATTGTTTATGGGGTTAAAAAAACTGCACAAATTAAACCGTTTACAGGAGAAAAAGAAATAGACAACTCTGTTATGATTTTAGGAACCGCTAATGTTAAAAGATATTCAACAGATTGGTTAATATTCACTCGTAATAATAAAGAAGTTCTAATCTTTGATAATAAACATTCAAAAATAATGGATGGTCAGTATATTTTCCCTAAAGAAGACCTGATTTATACATTAAGTTGATATTTATAAAATAAAAACACTATGGCAATATTAACAGGTGCGACATACCAAACAGCTATTATACCGGAACCGGATAGAACTAAACTATATACTAGAATTAAACATCTATTAGGTGCACCATTAAGAAGTGTTGAATTAGAAGATGAACAAATGGATAGTTTATTAGAATTATCTATTGGTGATTATTCACAATACATACAAGATTGGTTAATTGAGTCTCAATGGACCTCATTATACAATTTAAATTTAGATACCGAATCATTATCAAGAGCGTTTGTCACTAAAAGTTTAGATTGGGAAACAAGATACACTTATGCGTATTCTAAAATTGTTGGATTACAAGCCGGTGGAGATTGGGTGTTGAAAAAAGATTTTGTTCAATTAGTCCCTAATCAACAAATTTATGAAATCCCTGCAAACAGAGAGATAAATGAAGTTTTATGGTTCACACCGTCTGAATTAAATGGTGTGTTATTTGACGCTTTTTCTTTTGGTGGTTTAGGAGCTGGTGGTTTAGGTGGACCAGGTGGTTTTGCTCAAATGGGTATGTCAGGTTCTTATTTTATGATGCCAGCCTTTGACATGTTATTAAGAATGCAAGAAATTAACATTCAAAGAAGAATTATTGCGGGAGATTTGACATATACTATTACAGCATTACCTGAAGGTAAAAAAGCATTACACTTAATGAATACACCGGGTGGTAAATTTGATTTTGGTAATCAAAAAATGGCTAGAGGTAAAGTTTGGTATTGGTATTACGATGTAGGGCCAGCAGACAGAGATAATTGTTTAAAAAACAATCCGGATATTATTAAACTACCATCTGATGTTCCAATTGACGCAATGTCTTGGATTGATTTAAATAATCCATCACAACAATGGGTTAGAAGATACTTTACCGCATATTGTAAAGAAACATTATCAAGAGTTAGAGGTAAATTTAGTGGTAACATTAAAACACCTGACAGTGAATTAACAATGGACTATGCAACTTTAGCAACTGAAGGTAAAGATGAAAAAACAAAACTTGAAGAAGAATTAAAATTAAGACTTGAAAGATTGCGTCCTGAAAAAATGATGGAACGTGAAGCACTACTTGCCGAAAATTTAAATAAACAACTTAAGTTCAGAGCAATGCCAAGACAAATTTATGTTATATAATTATGAATACAGTATCAAATAGATTAACAAGAAAAACAATTAACGACAGACGATTCTTAAATAAAGATTTAATTGGGGTAGAACAAACTGAAATAGAACAAACTGAAATAGAACAAACTGAAATAATCCCAATGAAAAAAATAATTACTAATACAGAATATAGAACAAATGGAGAAGTTTTAATTGTTGTTAAAGATATTGATTCCTGTAATATTACTTTAGATTCTAATACAACTGAACACATTATAATTAAAGCTTTAACCAAAGTTTTTATCAGACCTAGTTCGGGTAAAATTGATGAATTTTACGATGAAATATTTGTAGATTGGGGTGCGTGTGTTGAATTTTATTTATTAGAAGATAATTGGTACATAGTATCGTCCGACGGATTAAAATTAGAATAAAAAAAGGTGTCGAATATGACACCTTTTCTGTTTTAATTAATATGTTCTTCCCAACCATGTTCAGCTAAATCATAAATGTATTCTGAACTAACACCAACTCTATCCCAAAACTTTAATTCTAAATCTGTTATAGTTAATAAATCCTCGATAGTATCTTGGTCTCCTTCTTTATTTGGAATACCACCAATTAACTCACATTGAGTTTTAGTAAAGAATCCTCTATCTTCAGGGTTAGCAATTAACAAACTTTCTCTTAACTCCTTATTAAAAACAATCAATAATGGTTCAACCTTCTTATTAAATGTTGAGATTGCTCTTGCAATATTGTAATCACCTGTTAAGTCAGGATTATTTTCAATTTCAGTTTGGTCTAACATATAACAATTTAATTGTATTGTTGAGGTAGACTTATCT